CAGGATTCAGGATTCAGGATTCAGGCTAGGCTGTCGCCGATGCGGGTTCACGTTCGGGCGCCCCGCCGCCGGGTGGGGTACCCGCACCACCGCCGATCTGTTCTTCGTCGTCGGGCTCGGTGCTGCCGGCGTTCGCCGCGGGCGATGCCGGCGTGGTCGTCGGGAACTTCACGCCGTACTCGGTTTCGAGCTCGCCCTGGAATTTCAACTCGCGCGCACGCTGGGTGAGCTTGTCCTGCCAGTCGGCGCCCTGCTCGGCGCATTCGTCCTCGAGCGTGGAGATGTTGAGCCGCATCCGCAACTCGGCCGCCTGCGCTTCCTTGAGCGGATCGACCCAGCCGCGGCCGTCGCCGATCCAGGTCGCGCGGCAGTAGGCTTCCCAGTTTTCATAGAAGCCGGGGGCTTCGATCAGGCCCATATCCACCGCTTCTTCGAGCCAGAGTCGGTAGACCGGACCCATCCAGTTGACGGCCAGCCACTTGCGCCGGCCGCGGAAAAAGCGCCAGGCTTCGAGCAGCGCGGCGCGCGCGCTCGAATAATTGGTCTTGCTGAAGTCTTTCATCAGCAGCTCGTACGGGATGTGCAGGCCCGTGGCGATATGCCGGAAGAGCATGGTGACGAAGCTCTCGAAGCTGGTGTTGGGGCGCTCCGACTTGTAGCTGGAGATGCGCTCGCCCAGGCGCAGCGGGATGATGCGTGCCCCGCCGAACTCGATGGCCGAGCTGTCGCGCTTGGCAAGACCTTCCTGATAGGCCTTAAGCGCGTCGGGGTTGCTGGAGAGCAGCTCGACGATGCCGTCCTGGTCGAGCGCGGATTCGGTGAACATCGCGACCATGGCGTTGACCACGGCCGCCTTCAGTTCTGCGTTGGTCAGATCGCCCAGCACCTTGAACTGGCGCATGACGCTGGTGAGCGCCGGCTTGCCGCGCGACTGCGAGGAGCGCAGGCGGTCGAAGGCGTGAATGACGCGCGCGCGGCCGAATGCGGTGACCGCGGACACGCGTGTCCACTCGCCGATGCCGCTGCCCGCGCCGAAGCTGAAGAAGGTCTCGCCCGGATGCGAGTTGCGAATCCAGTAGGCGAGCGGCTTGCCGTAGCGGTCGATCTCGACGCCGTCGCGCAGGCGTTCGCTGTTCATCGCGCCGTGCGGGTTGCTGAGACGGTCGGGGTCGATCATCTGCAGCCGGGTCGCGAACCGGCTGCCGCGATCGGGCATCCACATCGGAAGGGCGAGCAGCTCGCCGTTCAGGAACGAGGAATTGAACGCCTGCGAGGTGAGGCCGTCGCCGGTCAGGCATTCGGCAGCGTCCACCGAGCACGTCTCCCACCAGGTGGACCACCACGCCTCGACGGTGTTGCCCCACTCCTCCGCCTGGTCACGATCCCACTCGAGGATGCGCCAGTTCGGCTTGGCCGAGAGCCGCAGGCCGCAGCCAACGATGTTGTCGTGGTAAGTCTGCCGGCCGCCATCGGCGACACCGTGGTTGCGCTCCAGGTCGCGCGAGCGGGCGACGATGGTGCCGCGCTCGGGGATGAGATCGGCGTCGGCGCTACGCAGGTGCGGCTGCCAGCGTCGCAGATCCGGGTGCGTGAGTGAGCCCGCGACGTAGGCCTCGGCGCCGAGCTTCGGCACGCCGGCCGCGCCCTTCAGCTTGATGCGGGGCTTGGTCATTACAGGTCAACCTCGTCGTCAAACAGCATGTGCGGTGGGACTGACTTTGTGCCGAGCTCGTCGGGGCTCATCGTGAACGGGGCGGCATCGCAGAGCGTCACGGTATACGTCTCCTCAATGGCCGCGATCGCGGCGTCGGACATCAGCGGCACGGCGACTTTCATAGGTCAACCTCCAGGGCGCGACGCTTCGGGCCCGCGACAGTGCCACCGGCGGCCGCGATCTCGGCCTTCAGCCGGTCGATGTACGTGGCGAGCTGGTTGGCATTCGCCTCGCTGTAGCTGATGCGCTGGTCGAGGATCTGCACCGTCACCTCGGACGCGCCGGTCATCAGCCGGTGGTACGCGGCCTCGGCTTCGGTCAGCCGCGTTTGCAGGGTGGCGAGATCAGCCATGCGCCGGCTCAATCACAGAAAGAAACTCCGGACTGTTATCGCAGACCGCACAAGACTTTTGCTCTGCGTCGTATAGTGACCACGACCCCTCTGGCTGCGCCGGCGACGGAGGATTCAGCCTCCATAAACAGCCACATTTTGTGCAACGGTACCTATCGTTCATGGTCGCTTCTCACAAAAAGTGCCCTGTATCCACCCCGGCATCCGCCGGCATGTCGAGATGCGCGAGCCGCGGGTCGGGGCGCGCGCGCGGTTGTGCACGCGTCTGCACGGGCGGCGCGGCGGTTTCAATCACGTCACCCACGGCCACTTCGGCCATGGGCTCGGTTGCCGGAAGCGGCGCCGCGGTATCGCCGGCTGGTTTAAACGCGGTCGCGGCCTGGCCGATCAGGTCCGGCTGCCGTAGTTTCTGCTCGCGCAGCATCCACTGCGCCTCGGTGTAGAGGTTGAAGCGCAGCTTGCGCGAGGCGTGCACGTTGTAGACCAGGCAGTCGAGGCCCTCGTTACGCCAGCCCTGCTTCACCTGCCAGTAGAGCTTGCCGCGCGGGCGCCCTTTCATCGGCGCCTTGATCTCGGCGGTGACCTGCTTGTAGAAATCGCCGCGGATCTCGCGGGACCAGTGCACGCGCCCGGGCCCGCTGCCGGTCACCAGCGCGCCGTCGGGTCGACGCTCGGAGAGCTGCAGCCGGCCGCCATGTTCGCTAAAACCGATGAGCAGATCCTTCGCCTTCTCGGTGCCGACCGGATAGACCTGCAGCCCGTAGCGCGCGGCCTTCGACAGCTTGCGGCTCGGGTCGATCGGGCGCGGCTGGCGGTAGATCTCGCCGGTCTCAACGCCACGGATCGCCATCACGCCGCGGTAGCGGTGCTGCCGGCAGAACCAGTACACGGCGTCCGAAGTATTGCCGTCGCCGGCGTCAATCGAGGTCGCCTCGGCGTGCATCTCGGCGCCGCTTGCGTGGCGATAGGGGCGGAACAGCATGCGCTCCAGCTCGGCCCACACTTCGTCGTTGTGGTCGACCGGGTTGCCGTAAATTTCCCCCCAGTAGACGACCCAGCATTCCTCGCCGCGGCCCCACCCGACCACCAGCAGCGCGATGCGATCGCCCTGCACGTCCACGCCAGCGGTGAGGCCGAGCCCGCCCCACGGGACGGTGAGCTCGGGGTAGTCCTCGGCGCGAGCGGCGAGCTGCTCGACATCCGGCGCCGGAGACTTGTACTCGAACGCCAGGCCGAGCTGGTTGTTGGTGAACTCGACCAGCGCCTTGACGTCGCCCTGGTTGGCGAGGTGCACGGCCTCGATGTTCTTGCGCGCGATCTCGGCGAGCGACGCGCCCGATCCGAGACCGCTCATCGCATCCCACACGTAGAAGCCGGCGAGCCCGGTGAAGGGCGCCGTCGCGACCCAGTGGCCGCGCCGCACGTTGGCGTTCTTCTCGGCCTCGCTCCAGGAGCCGCCGCATGCGCCGCAAACGTAATACGCGGTATCCGGCAGCGCGTCACCGTAGACCTCATGCTTGCGCGTCTCGTCGCGCAGCCACTTGACGTTGTCCCACACCAGCGGCGCTTCGTCGCCGCAGTGGTGGCACGGCACCATCCAGCGCCGCTTATCGGTGAGGCGCATCTCGTCTTCGATCGCCGAGAGGCCTTTCAACGTGGGCGTGCCGCCCATCACCGAGAGCGTGTCATAGTAGGTTTTGAGCCGTTCGCGCAGCAGCTTGACCGCGCGCCCCTGGCCCTTCACGTCCTGCTCGCAGTCGTCCGGCTCTTCGACGAACACGTAGCGCACCGAGCTCGACTTGACCGAGTCTGCCGAGTGCGAGCCGACGAACTTCAGCCACCCGCCGGGGAAGCGCTTGAAGGTCTGCGTGATGCCTTTCTCGCGCGTCTTCAGCGGCACCTTATCGGCAAGCCGCGGCGTCGATTCGATGGTCGGCTCGAAGCGCTCGAGGTTGAACTCCTTGCCCTTATCGAGCTTGGGAAACAGCACCATCGTCGGCGCCGGCATGACATCAATGATGTAGCAGAGCAGGTTGCACAGCACCGATTCCGACCAGCCGACCTGCGCGCTCTTCTGGCAGCGGATGCCGCGCACGCCCTCCTCGAAGATCGAGTCAACGATGCCACGCAGGTACGGCACCAGCGTCCAGGAGAACTGGCCGAACATCTCGGCGCTCTCCGCTGCGATCTGACGGTGCGTCTCAGCCCACTCCGAGGGCGGGACCTTCTGCGGCGGGACGAACGCCCCCCACACCCGGTTCACCAGATGGTGCAACGTCGGGTGTAGGGTCATGGTTGGGAATCCGTGTCATGGGCGCGGCGGGATCCGCTCCCTGCCCAGTGAGGCGCTTGAGGAAATCAGCGGCCTCGGTGTCAGCGATCTGGCCGAGCAGTCGCTCGATTTCGTCCTGCATGCGTTCGCCGTCGACACCCAGGCGTGTGAGAAACGCGCCGAACTCGGTGCGCAGCACGGTCCGCTTCGCCTCCACGCCCGGTGTGGCTTCGAGAATGCCGGCAAGCCGCGAATGCTGGCCGGCGAGGAAGGCGGCCGCAGACATCACGCGATGCTTCCAGGTCGGCTCGATCTCGCCGGCAGGGATGAGCTCCCGATTGTTGGTGGCGATCTCCTGTTCCAGTCTGTCCGCCTGCAGGCGCGTCAGTCGGTCGCGTTGCGTCTCGCGCATCGCGCGCTTCACG